CGGTCACGCTATCGCCCTCCCGGTCGAGCTGCGCGACGGTGGTGTGATCGACTTCGGTCGTGAGCACGGCTTGGCGTGGTACGCCATCTGGGGCTTCGGTGTGATCACCCACGAGTCCCGAGTCATCCTCAATACCAAGGGTGGAGCTATCTCCTGACCTTAGCTAAAAGATGATGTAGTATGGTGGGGGTGGGAAACCACCCCCACTTTACGTTTTACTGTTCCTCAATAAGGAGAAGATATGGCAAGTCGTAAGCAAGTTGATCCAACATTCGTTGACGAGAGCATTGACGATGAAGAAGTAATTATTGATGAGCCAGTTGTCGCAACTAAGACCGACGGAGATCTGGTAAACGCCAAAATTAAAGGGACCTGGGTTATGTACTGGGGACACGAGAAGTTTGACTTTGAAGATGGTAAGCGTTACAAATTGCCAAAGGATCTTTTCCAATATCTGCGTGCGAGCGGAAACATTTACGACACCCTCTGAGGTAACTAATGGCCTACATAATTCCCAACGCTACCGATACCACTTCCAGCAACAAATACGCCGTACTAGAGCAGGCGGAACCAGACTCAATTGACTTTGAAATTCTCGGTAACGACCGAAGTGGTGTGGTTAGTGGATGTGGTGTTGATGTAACACCCTCAGGAGGAAATACCGCCGTAGCCGTTGAACCTGGCGTGGTCGCCCTTAACGGGTCAATATACACAGTTGCGGGTAACCCGTTTTTGGGGGTATCAGCTAACCCAACATCTGGAACAGCCCGGTTTGACCTAGTTATTGCTCGTCTTACTAATAATGAAATGGCCCTTGCAGTTATTACTGGAGCACAGTCCAGTACTAACCCCACTTACCCAGTGTCTAAGAGCCGCAGAACGAGTGTAATTGGGCTACCGCCGAGCGAATACTTTGATCCTGACACAGACGTGGTTCTAGCCGCTCTATATCGTCAAACTAGCCTTGGGACTATACTTAGAGGGCACATTGTTGACAAGCGTCGAAGCATTCAGACTCCAATTGCCTACCGTGGTACTGCAGCACCAACTGCTGCTCAGGGTTCGCTAGGGGATCTATATTTACGTACTTCAGATATATCAAATGGAGAGTCTGGGCTTTACATAAAGCGCAGCTCAAGTCAATGGACCCAAATGGCATCAGTACCAATTGACCCAGGCGTACCTATTGGATCTGTTATCACTTGGGTTGCTGCTAACAACCCAAACACTGCTGTTTGGGTGGAGTGCAACGGTGCAGAAGTAAGCCGTATCGGAGCGTACAGCGCGTTGTTTGACGTTCTAGGAACTTTGTATGGTGGAGGAAATGGGTCAACTTCATTTACTCTTCCAGATTTCCGTGGTCTATTTTTGGCAGGACTTCCCAGTGGTGGTGCAACCCTCGGAGCACTCTACGGTAATAACAATAACGAGGTTACTCTAAACAGTACTCAAGTCCCTGGGCATACCCACCCAATAAACCACTCTCACCCCAACACAACAACAGCGGCCAATGGGACACACGGGCACGGTAGCGAGGGTGGTAGCCACGTACATGAAATGCGGCACGGCCACTCGGTAAGTGTTTCAAATAGTGGAGAACACACCCACTTTGGTAACTTCCTAGAAAACGCACTAAACACAGGACCTAACCATTATCTACGCCCGTTTATTGACCAGGCAGGAAACACTCTTCCAGGTAACGGTGTACTCCCAGCTACTACACCAGCTGGGAACCATGTCCATTCAGTTACTGTTTCTGACTACACTGGCTACACTGCTCCATCTACTAGCGGCACAGCAAGTGTAGCCGCTGGGTCTCACACACATACAGTAAATATTCCGCAGACAACTGGTGTTGTTTCGGATCCCAATAGAACCACTACTTCAGACCCGGTAAATATCCAACCCCGAACGATATACGTTCGATACTTTATTCGCTACGCATGACAAACATTCCTCGCCCATCATCAAACGATGTAGCTAATAACTTAATTCTCAGGCGAAGTACTTCAAAGTCACGTCATCGGGAAAACCAACCGGCGTACAATCAACCACGACAAGATACCTTGCCCGGAGCAAGCTCCGGCGACCAGTAGTAAACTATAGGGGTGGCTACCTTATCTGATATAAGTACAATCGCTCGCACGTACTTGCGTGACTTCCCTAGATTCTTTCAGGTAAGTTTTGATCCAGTAGGTAGGACTTACGAGTTGGGTCATACAAATATTGATTTATCAAGCATGTGGGTTGCAACATATACCACTGGCGGAGCCACAGTAGAACTATCTCCGTCTTCGTATTCTCTAGATGAGCGAAACGGTATATTGCGATTAGCAACAGTACCCGGTGTTGGTGCCAAGGTTCTTATTGAGGGTTACTACTATGAATGGGTAACCCCCGCTGATTTGACATTTTACACCAATCGTGCCTTTGAAAAACACGTACGTAACCTTGGTATTGGGATCGAAGAGATGTCAGATGTGCTTATCAACGCAATTGGTATCGCCACGATTGTGGAGTGCCTCTGGGCCCTGATGACCGAGTACAGTCGTGATATCGATGTCATTACATCTGAGTCTGTTCATATACCAGCGAGCCAAAGATTCCGTATGGCTCAGTCGTTACTGGCTCAATGGGAAGGGGAATACCAGAAACATGCAACTGCCCTTAACATTGGTATCGACAGGATTGAAGTATTCAGTCTCCGTCGCACGTCGCGTACTACTAATCGACTTGTTCCTCTATACAAGCCCAAGGAGTTTGGAGATTATTCCCCCCTTGAACGACTCTGGCCAGACATTGACCCAGGAGTTATCAATAGGGAAATTGAGGAAGATTCTCTGCGAGAAGACGTATACGTTGATACGACCCCTAGGTCTGGCCAAACTACCACTGCGTTCTTCTAATGGACGTACGTAGGGAACTAGATTTAATTAATAAACACTTTCGTCGGCACCACAAACATGCCAATGAGAGTGTGGTTTGGTATGAGTTTGAGCCTCTAGGCTCAGCTAGCGTAAATAGCATCTACGACGATATCTACGACGAGGGAACCCCGGGTAACGGTGGTCGCGCCTACAAACCAGGAGTACTTCTACCAATTCTTCTAGGTGCAGAAACTGAAGACCAGCGACGAGCAATTCCCGAAGCAAGGCAGGTTGTCCAGACAATGGACATATTCATACCTATTAAGGATATGCGAGACGCAGGCATATCAATGCCCTTCGAATACCGGCATCATCTAAACGATCTGTTCCTTTACGACGGTAGATACTATTCAGTCTATGACTACAAGGTACGTGGACGTTTGAAGGACGACGTGTTTGTACTTGTTGCAGGTCAAGAACTATATATTGATCAGGAATTTATTAATGACCCTGGTCCAGAGCCATTTCGTATTGACAACTTTCCGTGGCCTGCGAGGTTACCATCCATAGGGTAGAATAGTAATGCTCGATGCGCGTTGAGCATTACAACTGCCAAGAACCGGAGAGTAGGCCATGCTTCAGGCTTTTTCTCAATCTAAGTCTTCAGACGGTTCTGCTATTGGCGTTTACCTAACTGAGTTTCTTGGTCTCGGAGTTGGTGCTAAGGGGCTTTCAAAAAAGCCAAAGTTCCAGGAATTGCTTAACACGTACTCTAAAACAATTATTTCAGAAGCACAAAAAGACCCTGTGTGGTCTACTTTCTCTGATCTTATAAGAATTGGCCTTACTAAAGGTAATAAAATTAGAGTTTACATTGAAGCAGATAAAGATATTGTGGACGAAGCAAACCTCATTGAGTTTGGAAATGGTGGAACACCAGCTCGTCCGTTAATGCGAAAGTACGAAGCCCAATTCAACGACGACTTTTACCGGCGAAAGATGTTTAAATCATGAGCCATCCAGGGTTTCTCCTGGCAGAAGACGCTGCTATAAAAGCTCGTTTTGCAAATATTGCGGTATCTGATGATAGAGAAAACACCCGTGTTGCCGACGTGTTTTTTAGGTACCCAGAGGGGGAAAAGGAAAAGAGTTATCCGTTTATTACAATAGAGAATGTTGGAATTGTACATAACACTCGTCTGCAACACTCTGAGCAAGTTTATTATTATTACACTGGTACTGGGAGTGCCTCATTTCCTAACTCGGGGAGCGCTTCAGCTGGAGATCCTTCGTTTATCAACTATTTTCCATCTGAGATGAACGAAGTAGAACTCAGTGGATTGCTAAACGGTAGCCCATACCTAAAAATGGATTCTTTTGTACCTGTTACTCTTATATATCAAATTGCAACGTACGCACGCAGTGCATTACATGATCGTCAACTTACAGCAAAAATTCTTAGACGAGTGGCTCCATACCGACGCGGGTTTATTGATATACCCGAGGACGGAACCGTTCGAAGATTTGATCTGATCTCTTGGGCAAACAGTGACCTCCTTGACGGAGAAGCCGGTTACCGTAAGAGAGTTTTTAGAAAAGTGTACACAATACATATGTCAGCTGAGATACCAGCCTCGGACATTACTTTGTCCAAGCGTGTAGAATCAGTTGTTGGTACTATTACAAATACAAATAATACGGATTCCGCAGTATTCACAGCCCCGTTCTCGGAGGTATTCTAAATGCCCACATATTCAAATCCCGGTGTCTACGTTTCCGAATCACCGCTTATTAATAATGTTCGTCGTGCTAGTTCGGCGCAGTCTACTGCGGTGTTCTTCGGTACGGCTCCTCGAGGTCCTATGGAAGCGACCTTGGTGAACTCTTGGAGTGGTTTCAAATCCTATTATGGAGACATCAGCCCAAGCCACGAGCTGGGATACGCTGTTTATCATTATTTTGCAAACGGTGGGCGTGACGCGTATATAGTTCGTGTTCTTCATACTTCAGGTACTGGCACTCTTGCTAGCACTTCACAAGTTGTTGTACCGTATTACCCTGACGGTGAAGGCGCTGCGTCTTCAACCTTGTTCGCGGCCAAAGCAAAAAGCCCTGGATCTTGGGGTGGTGGACTTTCAGTTGTTACTACCTCTGGTGTTGTCACACCGTCTGTGGCTGCAACACCTACTTTTAACCTAATCATCTACCTTAATAATCTTGAGGTAGAGCGTTGGAATGAAGTTTCAACTGACGTTGCAAATAGTCGTTACTTGAAAACTGTAGTCAACACTTACTCTAAGTACATCACTATTGATGTAGACCCAGTTACTTCCCCCACTAATTTATGGGCATTCGCTGGTGGTGAATTTGACTTTTCTTCAGCAGTAGACGGTGCTCCAGTATCTAACGCAGATTACAATGCAGCAATTGCTACCCGTTTGGATACAGTTGAAGGCGTTCTAGTTATGAACGCTGTTGGGCAATCCAGCGCCACAGTTGTAAACAGCCTAATTCAAAAAGCAGAAGAACGTGGAAACTCATTTGTAGTTATTGACCCATCAACAGATACAGATGTTCCTACAATCGGTCCTGGAACTGTAAGTTCCTATCTGCCATCTTCATACGCAGCTGTTTACTACCCACGATTGAAAATGAGTGATCCAACTAAGACAGGCCCAGCGGCAATTCGTGACACCTATCCAGGTGGAGCAGTAGTCGGAGCTTATGTGCGTAGCGAGGTTGGTCGTACAGTTGCTAAGGCCCCTGCTGGATACTCTTCAGACGTTCGGAACGCAATTGGTTTAACAAATATGTTTACAACTGCAGAGACATCTTTGATGTATGAAACATATGGGATTAATCTATTTAAGTCTATTCCTGGTGCTGGTGTAATAATTAATGGAACGCGAACTCTTGATAAAAGCACTCCAGGTAAGTACATCCCAATCCGTAGGTCCTTGAACTTCTTGAAACAATCTCTTCAAGAATCAACACAATTCGCCATTTTTGAACCTAATGATGAGCGCCTATGGGCTCGAATAAGTATGGTTGCTTCATCCATTCTCGGGGACTTTTGGAGAGCCGGTGGTCTGAAAGGTGAACGATCTGATCGGGCCTTCTACATCATCTGTGATGAAACTAACAACACGGAAAATTCAATCACAAATGGTGAAGTAAATCTTGAGGTGGGAGTAGCCCTACAATACCCTGCCGAATTTGTAGTCATCAACATCAGTCAATGGACTGGTGGATCTAACACCGTATCTACCCTCTGAGGAGTTAACTAATGGCACGTTCAGCTAAGAGTGACCCGATCCGTAACTTTAAGTTTCAGGTTACAATAGTACCCACTGGAACAGCACTGTCACAGTACGCTAGTAATATTGACAAATTGGGGTTTGCCGCTATGTCGGGACTCTCTGTACAGAACGAAATGGTTGGGTATCGTGAAGGCGGTATGAACACTCATCCGCATAAATTCGTTGGTCAATCAGACTTTGCCCCTGTTACCTTTAGTCGCGGTGTGTTTGCTGGGCAAGACCAGATGTATAGATGGCAACAGTTCCTACACGCTTGGAATCAAGCTTCATCTCCTTCTGGGGGTTCTTCGACCTCTGACTACAATTACCGATGTGACATCCTTGTAAAAGTGTTTGATCATCCTAATTCATCAGGCTCGTACAATACACCGGGAGAACTTGAGAGCAACGCCATCAAGCCGGGTAGTGCACGATTTGGCTTTAAGTTGTTCAACTGCTGGCCAGGAGCTTATTCACTGAGCGACCTGAACGCTGGGGACAGCGGTATTGTTGTCCAACAGTTGACAGTTCACCATGAAGGCTTTGTTGTTGGTTGGAACGAAGCTCAAGTTTCTCAACTTCAAACTATCAACGGATAAATAAAACACAACAAATTAGGAGAATAATTTGAGTACTACAGATGATGCACAAGCAGTAAATAGTGCCATCAAAGATCCCACACCAGAAATACAGCCTTCTGAAAGCGTCATAGTTACCTTGCAGCGTGGTTTAGTTGATCCAACAAGTGGGGTGTGGCAAACGGAAGCAGAAGTTCGCGAGATGACTGGTGCTGACGAAGAGTATATGGCCGGTCTTGAATCCAAAGCGGATTTAAATTATGGAGAATACATATCCACTTTGATACGACGAGCCACTCTGCGCGTAGGTTCTATCAGCCTTAATGCAGATAAGAACCCACTTGACAATCTGTCGGTGGGAGATCGTGATCTCCTTTTCCTAGGAGTTATCAAAGCAACGTATGGTAGAACCAAAGAGTTTCAAGCTGAGTGCCGTAAATGCTCGGATATTAACGACGTAGTGGTTGACTTGGACGAAGATTTCCCAACCAAGAAACCAACAATTGACCTGCGCAATCCAATTAAAAAGAAACTAAAGAATGGAACAACTGTCAGTATGCGTGTTCCTACCATCGCAGATAATGCTTACGTTATCAAAATGGGGTCATCAGCAGCGGTTCAAAATACCTTAATGCTTGCTCGATGTGCTGTATGGGCAGAAGGCAAAGCACCTGACAACGCGGAAGACTGGGCACGAAACCTAAACGTTGCAGACCGTACAAAGTTAATCAAAAGCCTTCTTGAAATTGAAGCTGGCCCGGAACTTAAGGCGGTGAATGTCCAGTGCGCATCTTGTGGTGAAGAAATGACCATAGGTATCGACTGGGTCTCACTTTTACTTGTCTAATTTGAAATATACTTATTGGGAATACGAACTAATCGCTTCAGTTTATAAAGGGTTTAATCTCTCGGATTTACGGTCTATGACTGTCCGCCAGCGAGACTTTTGGTTTCGTATGGCAAAATGGCGTAATACGTAAAGGAGATGCCCAATGGATGGACTTGGAATGACTGGTGCGGAAAGCTCCGTAGCTGGTAGTGACGCCACGCCCATCAACTCTGTTGTGGGCAAGAATAGGGCTATCAACGAGGCCAAAGAGCTCGGCGGAGCAATGGGTGAAAGCTTCGTTGCAAAAGTAAAGAGTATAATCACCCAGGCTATGAGTTCCATAGCTGGGACAAGCCCGACTGATGGTGTTGCCTCTCCCACTGGTACTAAGTACGTCGGAAACCTTGTATCAAACTCTGCCTACTTTAGCGAGCAATTGCAGAGAGAACCAGGTGGGTTTATTGGTAAAACTAGAATGGTTGCATCAACCATTCAGAACCTTAAAGCAGGAGAAACGGCTAGTACTGGTCTTGCTGGTGGCGCAAAAGCTGGTATGGCAGCCGTTGGTGTAACCCTTGCTGCTACAGGTGTAAACGCAGCAATAAACGCAGCCAACAACCGTTTTGCGTCAGGACGAGAAGGTGTTCTTGCTGCAGATCGAATGTCCGTCCAATACCAGCAAATGACTGGTCTTAGCCAACTTGGCGTTAGCTCAAGATACCGGATGCCTTTAACACAGTACAGGTTGGGTGCTGGGGGGATAAACACACTAATGGCTATGGAAGCGCAGACTGGATTGAGTGGGACTCAGCAAGCTTCTAGTGTTGAAGCATTACGTACGTTATCTGGATATCAAATGTCAGCAGGAGAAGCGACCACTATGGTCGGGAGTCTTTCGAGTGCGCCAACCGTGAACAGAATGTTCATGATGACCGGTACCAGCTTGATAGGACCGGGAGGAACACAACGCTCAGCTATGAGCGTCATGCAAAGCATTGTAAAGCAAGCTGGTCTGACAGATGAAAAAACTCTTGAAGATGCACTACTCCCAGGAAGTGTTACTCGGGCAAAGCTAGCAGCAATGGGTCTTCCAGAAAACATGATAACTCAAACTATTCAGTATGCAAAAGCAAACCTCCAGTATCGCGAAAAAGGCGGTATGGGGATGTATGACCCAAGCGTTAAAAATCAAAGAAAAAGGATGGGTATTGAAGAAAACTTTGCAACTCAAGTTGAAGAAACCCAGCGTCAAGAAACTCAAAGAGATGAAAACTTCTATAGGCGTCAAGTCGACAAC